GGCGACCGTTGACGATCCTCGGGGATAAGCAGGTAGATGATGTTCGCCTGAACTACGGCACTACTGGTGCGCCGGAAAGCTACGCGCTGAACGCAGATGCCCTAGAGTTTGTACCTGCCCCAGACGAAGCCGAAGCAGAAGCGGAAACGGAAGACACGCAGGAGGAACCTGCTCCAGAACCTCAAGCAATTGAGATTGACGGGCAGAAGATCCCCCTAGAGGAAGTCAAGCGCGGGATGCTGCGTCAGGCAGACTACACGCGCAAGACCCAGGAATTAGCTGACCACCGTAAGGCGCTGGAGTCCGAAGCAGCCGCTCTCCGACAGGAGCGGGACCTGTATTCGCAGTTACTCCCCGCATTGCAGCAGCAGCTACAAGCAGCAGAACCAGATTGGGACAAGGAGTTCGCAGATAACCCCATCGAAGCCGTAAAGAAGCAGTACGAGTTCCAGCGCAAGCGGGAAGCCGCTCTCGTTGCACAGCAGGAAGCGCAACGCATCCAGGCTGTACGTGAGCAGGAAACCGCACAGCAGTACAAGGCGCGGCTGGACGAGGAATACGGAAAGCTGGTCGCCGCGATCCCTGAGTGGAAAAACGCGGATACCGCCAAGGCTGAGATGGCGAAGCTCGTTGAGGTGGCAAAGACCTTTGGTTGGTCCGATGCAGAACTCAACGGCTTCAACGATCACCGCCAGGTGCTCGTGCTGCGTGCTGCTGCGAAGGGACTCGATCAGCAGAAGCGGGTAGCGGCAGTGAAAGCCGCAGAACCCAAGGTTGCTGTGATGAAACCCGGCGCGAAGCCCACGAGGGTCGCTGATGAAGTTACGCAAATGAAGCAACGTCTGGCAAAGAGCGGTCGCGTCGAAGACGCTGCTGCGTTCATCCGCAACACAATCCTCAAAGGAGAAAAGTAAGTGGCTATCCAGACCAATAGCTTTACCCGATTCGATGCAATCGGCGTCCGTGAAGACTTGGCGAATGTGATCTACAACATCTCGCCCACCGAAACCCCGTTCATCAACAACGTTGGCCGTGGCAAGGTGACCAATACCCTGTTTGAATGGCAGACCGACGCACTGGCTTCGCCCTCCGCTACGGCGCAGATCGAAGGCAATGACTGGGCTGCTACCTCTCAGGCGCAGACGGCTACCGTTCGCCTCGGCAACCGCACCCAGATCCAGTCGAAGGTCATCATCACGACTGGCACGCTCGAAGCCGTAAATAGGGCTGGCCGTGCTGACGAGATGGCGTACCTCATGGCGAAGGGCATGAAGGAACTGAAGCGGGACATGGAATACTCGCTGCTTCAGAACCAGGGCGCTGTCACTGGTAGCACGTCGGCTGCTCGTCAGACCGCTGCGCTGCTGGCCTTCCTGAAGACCAACGTCGATAAGGACGCTGGCGGCACGAACCCCACCTACTCCTCGGGTGTCCCCGGTGTGGCTCGTACTGATGGCACGGTGCGTACCTTTACGGAAACGATCCTCAAGAGCGTTCTCCAGAAGGTGTGGACCTCGGGCGGCGACCCCACGATGGTCATGGTTGGTCCGGTGAACAAGCAACGGGCTTCCGGCTTCTCTGGCGTTGCCACGAAGTACAAGGAAGTCAAGAGCGGTCAGGCTGCAATCGTTGGTGCTGCGGACGTGTACGTTGGCGACTTCGGTGAAGTCTCCATCGTCCCGAACCGCTTCCAGCGTGAGCAGGATGGCTTCGTTCTTCAGCCGGATATGATCTCGGTCGATTATCTGCGTCCGTTCGAGCAGGTTGAGCTTGCGAAGACGGGCGATGCCCAGAAGCGCATGATCACGGTCGAGTACGGGCTTCGCGTGAAAAACGAAGCAGCGCAGGGCTTGGCGGCTGACCTCATCACTAGCTAAGGGGCCGCAAGGCGGGGTGGGTAAAGAGGGAGGTTATCGCCTCCCTCTGCCCCCGTAACCACTACATGATTCGCACAAGAACATTTGACCATGATGCCAGTACCGGGATTACCGAACTCTGGCATTTCGACGACGAAACGGGAATCGTAACGCTGGAATCCTTGCAGGACGTTTCCGGTTTGGTTGAGGCGAACAAGTCAGAGTTTAAGCATTTTGACGAGCGTGCTCGTTACCAGGATGGGATGACGAAGGTTGCATCCATCCCGCTCAGTGTTTGGTCCGATCTGCGCCGTAAGGGTATTGATCGGGACAAGCGTGCGATGAAGGCGTGGTTGAACGATCCAGACAATCGGTTCTTTAGAACCAGACCGGGGAGAGTATGAGAAAGCTAGCGATTGCTATGCCAGCACGGGACGCGATGGAGGTCATGACGGCCTTCGACTTCGCTACTGCTGTTGGCTGGCACTGCACACAGTTCCCAGAAGACACCCTGATTCCGCTCGTTTCGATGGGGACGTTGCTCGTTTCCCAGCGGCATGAGTTGGTAGATATGGCGCAGAAAGAGGGAGCTACGCACATTCTGTGGCTGGACTCCGACATGCGCTTCCCCGCTGACCTATTCAGCAGACTTCTTGACCGTGACATGGATGTGGTGGCAGCGAACTGCCCGAAGCGGCGTATGCCGATTGGTCCTACGGCTGGAAACTTCGATGTGGAAACGCGCCGTAAAGTGGACGTTTTCACTAGACCAGAATCTACCGGGCTGGAGCAGGTGGATATGGTTGGAACGGGGGTGATGTTGTGCCGGATGAGTGTGTTTGACCAGATCCCTAAGCCTTACTTCGCTACCCCGTGGGTTGCAGAGGCCAATAGCTACCAAGGGGAGGACGTGTACTTCTGCAAGTTGCTGAAGGATGCAGGTATCCCGGTGTTCATTGACCACGATGTTTCCAAAGAGATCGGTCATATCGGGAACTTCGAGTACCGCCACAACCACGTTTGGGCTGTGGCCGATATCAAGGAAGCCAAGAAGAAAGAGAAGTTGATTGAGGTAGTGGTTTGATTACTTCCTACTCCACGCTGAAGTCTGCTGTCGCTGACTACCTGAACCGCCAAGACTTGACGACGGTCATCCCGACGTTCATTTCGCTGGCAGAGAAGGAGATTCAGCGCACGCTGCGTGTTCGGGATATGCTGTGCCGCTCTACGGCTACGATCTCCGACCAGTACGCTGCGTTGCCTGTGGACTTCCTGGAGATGAAGAAGTTCCGTATCTCGGTGAATGGCCTGTGGCGACCGTTGACGATCCTCGGGGATAAGCAGGTAGATGATGTTCGCCTGAACTACGGCACTACTGGTGCGCCGGAAAGCTACGCGCTGAACGCAGATGCTCTAGAGTTTGTACCTGCCCCTGACGGAGAGTACGACACGGAGATGACGTACTACGAGAAGATCACTCCTCTGTCGGACGACGACACAACGAACTGGCTGTTGGAGAAGGCTCCAGACCTGTACTTGTTCGGGGCTTTGCTTCAGTCTGCGCCGTACCTCAAAGAAGACGAGCGAATCGGGCTGTGGAGTGGGCTGTATAAGTCCATTTTCTCGGATATCCAAGCGGAGAGCGATCGGTCTGACTATGCCGGGTCTACTCCACGGGTACGTTCAAAAGCAATCGGTTAAAGGGAGAATCATGGAACAACGCATCGTAGAAGCTGTCGGATTGGGCTATCGCCCTGGACCTGTTTCGATCAAGAAGGGTATCGTTCGCGCTGCGATGCGCGGCTTTGTATGGTTGCTGCATCGCAACATGATCCCGCTCGAATGGCGGCAGCGTGCGATGTTTGGCGCTCTCTCGTTGCGCTCGAAGTTCCTTGGGGTTCCGTTCCTCGCTGGAGCGTCGATGGGCGATACGTTCGAGAACGACTTGATGAAGTTGATCTTCCAGGCGACGGCGATTTCGAACGTGGCAGACAACGCGGGTACGTCTCCTCTTACCAATCTTTCGGTGGCATTGCATACTGCCGATCCAGGCGAGACTGGCACGCAGTCCACGTCGGAGATCACCTACACCAGCTATGCGCGTGTCTCGGTGGCTCGTACCTCTGGGGGCTGGACGGTAACGGGGAACAGTGTTAGCCCTGTGGCGTCGATCAGCTTCCCTGCTGGCACGGGTGGCAGTGGCACGGCTACTCACTTCTCGGTTGGCCCTACGGGTGGTGGCGCTACGAAGATTTTCTTCAGTGGAACGGTTACGCCGAACATTGTCACAGGTAACGTCATCACTCCGGTGCTGACCACGGCTACCGCTATCACTATCGACTAATAAAGGGCTACCCGCGCTAAATGGCAATCGCCCTAGTCAACAATAACGCTATCTCGACGACCAACACGGTCACGGTGACTACGCCGACCGTGGGCAACGTCTTGATTGGCATTTTTGCTGCACGCGGGGCGACTACCGTATCGACGGTAACGCAAACGAACGTCGCTTGGACGTTCGTGGGTCGCAGTGCCACGAACTCCACAGTGGAGATTTGGTACGGCGTACCATCTGCGTCTCCCGGCACTAGCGTAACGATTGCTTGGGCCAGCGGCACTTCCAACGTTGAGAATCAGGTAGCAGAGTTCAGTGGCATCCCTGCTACCTCTTTCAGGGATGGATCTATCGTAGTCAAGACCGGGACCAGTACGGCAAACGCCAACACGAATAGCTTCGTCACGACCAACCCTGACGATCTAATGATTGCTGGAGTAGTGTTCACGACTGCGGTAACGGCAAGCACTCCTACTAATAGCTTCAACCTGCTGCGTGCTGGGTCTGCTGGCTCTGGTACTACTGCTCGTGGAGCAGCGGCGTCTTACCGTATCGTAACGTCTGCTACGTCTTATTCGACGGGATGGACTAGTGCTTCAGCTACTTGGGATTCTGTCATCATCGGCTTCAAGGGCGGGACGCGCAGTTCCCCGTCCTCTGCTGCTGGCACGTCTACTGTAACGGCCACGGGACGATCAACCGCTCAGTCTCCCGGCTCTGCTGCCGGGACATCCACGGTAGCGGCGACAGGCGCAGCCACATTCAGCGCGGCGGCTTCTTCCAATGGGACTTCTACGGTAGCGGCAACGGGCATTGCTGAGTACCGCGCGTCTGGCTCTGCTTCGGCCACCTCTACGGTTAGCGGAGTGGCTCTGTCCACTGGTAGCGATGGCTCTGCTGCTGGCACGTCTACTGTTACTGCGGTTGGCTCTGCCCTTGCCCAATCACCAGCGAGTGCTGCTGGCACATCCACGGTTACTGGCGTTGGCCGATCTACCGCTACTGCTGATGGTGCGGCTGCTGCCACATCCACGGTGGCTGGAACGTCTACGTCTACCGCTCGGTCTGCTGGTGCTGCTGCGGCTACCGGGACGGCTACTGCTGTAGCTACATCGTCTGCCCGTAGTCCTGGATCGGCTGCTGGAACGTCTACCGTCACTGGTATTGGCGCGGCACAGAAGCAAGCGGCAGCAGCTTCCTCGGCCACATCCACAGTTTCCGGTGTTGGCGCATCCACTTCCACTGCTGCTGGTGCTGGCGCGGCTACCTCGTCGGCAACCGGAACGGTCTACCGCTCGATCCGCTGGTGCTGCGTCGGCTAGTGGCACTGCTTCCGCTGCTGGCGTAGCCTCCGCTCTCAGCGTCGGGGCCTCTAGCTCTACGGCTACCGCTGCTGCTCCTGGCGCAGCAGAGAAGCGATCTGCTGGCGCTGCGTCTGCTACTGCTGGGGTGTCCGGTACTGGCTTAGGGTATTTCTTCGCAGTTGGAGCATCGTCCACGGACGGATTAGCCACTGCATCGGCTACATCCACGGCTGCATCTGCTGGCTCTGCGGCTGGATCGGCCACTGTAGAGGGCGTAGCCGACGCGCAGGTTATTTGGGATTGCAACACGGTAAACTCGACCGTCTTCTATGGCGGAACTGCCTACGGGTCCACGCTCTACGGGAATGTGGTCGCGTGGGAAGCGGCTACGGTTGCTGCTGAGTCCTGGACTTGTAACGTACTCGATTCCACCATCCTTTATGGTGACTACCCGTATGGAGCCACGCAGTACGGGAACCTCACGGCTTGGGAGTGTGCTGCACCCAAGACTGTACCTGCATGGTATGGCACTGACGCTACAGGCGACTGGAGCAAGAAACGACCGTCATGGGTGAACTAAATGGCTGACTCTCAAACTACAAATCTCGCACTTACGAAACCGCAGGTTGGGGTTAGCACTACTTGGGCTACGAAGACCAATGAGAACTGGGACACCCTGGATGCTCTGTTCCCCGGTGGGGTGCTGGACTCCGACAATGGTGGACTCCCATCGCAGACTGGCAATGACAACTCGCTGCTCACGACTGACGGTACGGATGCCTCGTGGACCTCGGAGGTTAAGGTTTCCGTAGCTGGTGATTTGGTAGCCACTAACGCCGGATTCATTGGGCAGGATGGTTCGTCTAACGCGGTAGTTGCGATTACTGGCAATACGAGTTCCCCCGCGATGTCTCTAGCGTCAGGCAAGGCAATCGCTTGGTCCTCCACTACCTACGCATTTGACACGAAAGACGTTGCCTTATCCCGCAACGCTGCCGGAATCCTAGAGATCAACAACGGCACACCTGGGACATTCCGCGATATCCGCTATCGCCGCTCTCGTCATACGGTTGTAGGCGTAAGCTACTCCGCTACCCCAGTGTTCGACGCTTCCTCTGGGTCGTCGTTCACGATCACCCTCACCGGGAACGTCACATCCAGCACTTTGAATAACATCGTGGCTGGTCAGACGGTCACCTTTAAGATCGTGCAGGACGGCACGGGTGGACGCTCCTTTGTATGGCCCACGAACGTGCTGGGCGGTATGACGATTGACGACACTGCTGCTGCGATCAACTGCCAGCAGTTCCACTGTTTCGACGGAACCAACTTAGAGGCGATCAGCCTCGGGAGTCAGCGATAAATGAAGACACTACTGTTCATCCTTGCATCTACACTGGCCTTCGGGCAGACGGCTCTCATCAACGGAAGCTCCGCGAAGTTCCGCAACGTCACGGGAACGGCTGCGCCTTCATCCGGTACGTGCGATGCCTCCTCAGAGGTTGGATCGTTCTACGTTCGCACTGGCAATCAGGCGAGTGTCCCTACGCAGGTATACGTCTGCAAGCAGACCGGATCTAGCACTTATGCTTGGGGTCCATTCTTCGGCTATACACAGACGGCTGCTCCAGCGACATGCGCTACCGGGGAACTGTGGTTCGATACGGATGCTACGGCTGGCAGCAACCTGAATCTCTGCACGGCTAGCAATACTTGGACGGCTATCAGCGGAGGAGGCGGCAGCGGCACGGTTAGTGTTGTTAGTTCTGGTTCTCTGACATCGACTGCTCTGGTTACGGGAGGCGGCACGACAACGCTACAAACCCCGTCTTCGTCAGCGACTCTCGACTCAAGCGGGAACCTTGTCGTGAACAGTATTTCTACGGGATCATCTGCGCCCACCTGCACGGCTGGGACCGCAGGATTACTTTGTTTGAAGGAAGGCACGGCAGGGACGGGCGAAGCGTCTGCGGCGTTACTGTACAGCAAGACGGATCATTTGCTTTACGCCAACCTGAACAACGGCGGCGAGGTGCAAGTGCCCACGGCGACCAGCACGGCTACACTCACGAATAAGACCTATGACACTGCTGGGACGGGTAATAGCTTCAAGATCAACGGAACCTCTATCACATCGGTAGCTGGCAATACCGCCAAGGTACAGCTTGCTGGTTCTGGCACTCCGGCTACAAATGACTGCGCCAAGTTTGACGCTAGCGGCAACATCGTGACGGCTGGAGCGGCCTGCGGCAGCGCACTTTCATGCCCATCCAGCACGTTGGCAGGGCGGCCTCCATTTGGTCCACTG